AATAGTAGAGCCCGTATTTTCTTATACAAATACTGGAAAGCCATATGTTATTCTTAAAAATGGAAAACGTTTCTATACGGATGAAATAAAGGAATGGAGACAACTTGGTCCGAATGAATGGGAAGCTATGAGTTTCCAGTTAGACTTTACGAGACTAATTTTAGACCGCTGAACATTTCAACCCGACACTATGAGCCTCTGCCGCTTTCTTTGGGTCTGTGCTCAATGCGAAGATATTCATTTTGTTACGTAAAATGTTGGAAAAACAAACTTCAATTTTTCCACTACGAAATTTGAAAAATGTATTATATATTATAATATAAAATGACTCGCAGCTATCACTATGTTAAATATCCCGGTGGATGGTATAATACGTTTCTTGAAAAGGCACATCCAAATGCTATCAAAGAAGTCATCCAGACAGATAAAACATATTCCTTTCCTAAACGTTCCCCTAGGTTTAACCGAAGAGGATTACAAGTTGTAAGCCACTGTACAGTATGTGCGAAATGCTCTGAGTGTGAAAAAGTTGTAAGCAAAAAGGGTGAACCAAAGGCTGGGACTGAAAGAAAGACAACGAACCGGTGCAATCGTTACACGGACATTGATAGACATACGGGATACGATGGCAGCAGTTCGGATTATGAATAAACGTTTAAAAATAAAAAAGTTATCTAAACTCTTCGCAAGTATCTTTATACAGATGTTTGCGACGAACCCGAATAACGGCAAACAAATCCGTATTATGAAATCCGACACGTCTATATGGAAAGATTCCAAGACACTTGTGTGGATGAAAGAACCCTTTTCGAAAGATAAGAAACGCTGGAGACGCTGGGATATTTTGGTTACATCGGTGGACCCTGGATTTCTAAAGTGGAACCCTGATATCTTGCTTCTCACCGAAGAAACTGCAGAAGCCAACGCATTCTTGAAGACACCTGGTGCAAAAAATATTCGTTTTATTCTTGTATCTACGAAGGCATTAAAGACCTTACATTCTGAAGGATTTGACGTATCAAGTCTAGGAAATGTAATTTGCTTAGAAGAATTCGAAAACATGTATCCTTTCTTAGGAACTGAGTGGAATGGTTCTATAGAAGATGCAATTGTTTGCGCAACAATTGTATTCCGTTATAATCGTCTGGTCGGTTTAACTCCTGGGCACGAGCGTCTTCAGAAAGTCAGATTTAATGACTTGAAGCTGGAACTTGTTGAGACTTGCAAGGAACCCGAGCCACTTGTTCTAATCTTACAATTCTACAAATCTCCAAACAAGGAAAGAAATAAAGAAATCCAAAAGTGTCTGAAGAAAAATTTAGAAAATGAATTCGTAGATGAAATTTTTTTGTTTACAGAAGGAACCAATCTGAACATTCCATCTGATAAAAAGATAAAAGAAATTCCGTTGAAAACTCGTCTATCCTATGCGAATTGTATAGATGCCATTCAGCGTCTTATCGGCCCAGGCAAACTCGTTGTATTTGCAAACGCAGATATTTACTTAGAGAACAGCTGGAGAGCTCTATGGTCTGTAAACATGAAAGATATTTTTCTAGCTTTACTGCGTTGGGACGAAGGCTTAGATGGAACTGAAGCAACACTATTCGGGCCTCGAAATGATTCGCAGGACACCTGGGTCATTCACAGCGATAGTGTCTTGAATAAGGAATGGAATTTAACGAATTTCAATATTCCATTTGGTAAAGCCGGTTGCGATAATGCGATTTTAGTAGAATTCCTAAGAAACAAATTTAAGATTGTAAATCCTGCAATGTCTCTAAAAACAATTCACGTTCACGCCTCAGATGTTCGCAATTATGAGAAAACGGATATCGTAGACCGACCTGTCTACATGTTTGTAGAACCCAGTGGCCTCCATGAACTCCATCCTATTACATCTTGGTCTGGTTGGGCAGGAGAGCCTATTGCGTACGACGCAATGGATAGGCCTCTAAAAGCAACTACTGCGAAACATCTCAATATGTTTTGTTCTCAGATGAATCGCGACCCTTCTTTCGTTTGGGCAGCAGAAGGCCTGAATTCTTATTTACCCCCTGTTGGCCAGGATAGACCTATTGAGATAAATGGAGGCGCATTTGTAAGTCCATCTGGACTTGTCTATAGACACACAGATATCTGCGTGGGAAGCACGGATATACAGAAATCTGCCTGGTCAGAAAACAAGCTGAGCCATCTGATGGCCTCTTACAATGTAGAATCAATGATGGCATTTCAACTCGAACAAGTATGGCTTCAAGAACCTGCTTTATTTACCTTATTTTATTTATCGAAGGTGCTTCAGCAGAATAAGAAAAATCCCAATTCCTCATTCTGGTGTAAGAAAACAAATGGACTACTTGCCGCTATTCACCTGTTCAAATGGGAAAAGGCCGCAGGCCGTCTTCTAGAATATTCTGAACAAACCCAGGTATTCGCACAAAATGTGGTGGGCAGGTCTTGCCATGGGACTAGACCGGTGAAAGCGGATATCGAGGGATTACGTAATGCAATGGATGGAAAGTGGCAACCAAAAGTCTCAGTTATACAGAAGAAACTTGTAATTGTTCAAGATACATATCATATGAATGAAGATTTAGTAAAGTCGATAACTGAGAAATTCCAGGGTCATGGTTACAATATTGAGAACGTATGGGCAAACTCTGATGCCACTAAATTCGCCATTGCGCTGTCAGGGGCCTCCTTGGTTATCTTGAGTTCTTCTGTAAAACACATTAAACACCCTTCATGGGCCTGGCTATGGCTTGCGCCTGTTGGATGTAAGATCATTGAATTACAAGAAGAGAGAGAACCATCTGACGCCCTAGTTCATCTTGCTGCTGCGTCTGGTCTAGAATGGACCTTGCTCCAATATCCTCGTTCCACTGCAGATGGTTTCAAGAAGATTGTCCTAAAGGAATTCGATAAATGGTTAACTATGAATACTAGTTCTAAAGCAGAACTCAATGCTACTTTACTAGATGTAATACCTTCTATGATTGAGACAGAGGCACTTACAGCCAAACCAATTATTTACACTCCTCCAAAATCTATGAAATTCGGTTTCTTTGGACACAAGGGTGACTCCTTTAGAGAGATGATTGATTTATGGACCGAACGGGGATATGTAGAGAGAAAAGAAGATGCTTCTTTGACACAATGTTGGCTAGGCGGTCTTTCTAAGACACTTCTGTATGACAGGCCTACGTGGTCATGGTTAGATAAGGCGTCTGAGAAGGAACAATCGTATGAGCGATGCCTTGTTGGAAATCCCGAACCGTCTGAGAAACCTAATACGAGGCCATGGATTTTCTGGCCACGTGAGCCTCGTTTGGTAGAAGAGCTATCTCAGATTACCAGAAAATCCTATGAGGAGAGAAAGGACACAATGGTCTTTTATGGTCGCATTGAAAACGCTGACCAAGGGCAGTGGCGCCAGGATATTAGTGGATGGAAGACAGTGTGTTCGAAGTTTTCTATGCAACAAGGAAAAGAACCTTACGTCTTGAAACCCAGAGAATATCTAGAAACCTTACAAGGCGCGAAATTTGGTCTATGCCTACGTGGATATGGACCCAAGTGTAATCGTGAAATCGAACTTTTAGCAATGGGCACTGTGCCCGTGGTTACAAGTGGCGTTGATATTTTGAATTACGCAGAACCTCTTGTTGATGGAACCCATGTTCTCTGTGTTACGGACCACGAGGATGCTATGGCAAAAATTTGTAAGGTATCGACAGAAAAGTGGTTAGAAATGTCTGAGGCTGGATTCCAGTGGTGGAAACGCAATTGTTCTGTAGAAGGTTCTTGGGAGAGAACTTATGCGTTGAATACTTAATTAAAACTTACAATTCTAAAGTATAAGATGGATTTGGCAATCTGTATAGCCGTAAAAAATCGTTCAAATCTTGTTGTATATCAAGAAGATCCGATCGAAACATATAAACATATTGCGGATAAAATTCAATTAACACCTTCTGATTCTCATTTCCCTCCGACTCTAAATCGGGATGCAACGATTACTTTGAATTTATTGCCGAAACTTTTAATGAGTTTACGAATGATTAAAACGGGAAATGACAATTGGACCATTATAATTGTGGATTACGAAAGCACAGACGTCAATGTTGGGGCCATAGCACATCAAATTCTAGATGGACATATTCGTTTCATTGTAGAAAAGAATGAGGGGCATTTCAGCCGTGGTTCTGGACTTGACATGGCTGCTGAGATTGCAAAGAAACGGGGACACAACACATTATTTTTCTGTGACGCAGATATGTATTTCACAAGCCATTATATTTTTGATAAGGCTTCTGAAATTATAAAGAAAGGCAAGGTATATTATCCAATTTGTTTTAGTTTTACACAACCGGATCACATGAGAGGATATTGGAGAGATTCGGGATATGGAATGATGTTTATTTCAACGGAGAAATATTTTGGAGTTCAAAAGTGGCAACACAATGTGAGTTGGGGACAGGAGGACAATGCGATGCGGCGTAATTTTTCTCAAAATGAAATTGTCCGCGAAAAAGCGAGTGGATATTATCATCAATGGCATCCGAATTCTTTTGTATTCAAGAATTTGGAATATCCCGTAAAACATTATGCAGGTAAAGCGGCTATTCAAAGTGAATCACTGTAAAACCATGTTTGATTTATTCTGAAGAACATGTTTGCTACAAGATTCTACAAGAAGCCCTCCATTTACAAAGACACCGTAGTTCATCTTGGCATTTCCATGCTCTAAAGCAAAGTGCCACACAGTGTAGGTTCCTTCTGAATTCCAGGGTTCAGCACGTTCGTCCACACAAGCAATCAAGCGGTATTTCTTGTCTGTGACAAAAATTCTGTCAAGATGTTTAACGAGTTGCGCCCTTTCATCAGACGTTATTGTATCTACCAGAATGGAATGGCATCCTGTAAGGTAGAGGTCGCTGGTTAGCTGTGGGTATCTAGAAGCGGAACACTTGTAGAGTCTTTGTTCAATACGCTCGTCTGTCCCTGGATTGCTCATTTCTTCTTTAGCAATGAGCTCTACCTTTTTATATCCATCACGCAATGTTCTTACTAGAGTGCCCTTGGTTAACTTCTCAACTGGTAGATATTGCTCCTTGCCTTCTAAGAAGCAGAGAACGGTAGTTCCTTCTAAGAAACAGACAGAACCAGAAGGCATTGGATACAAGAAATACGTGCCAGAAGCATCTAGAGTTTGACCATTATTCCAAACAACAACTTGACTAGAGGAACCTGTACTGGAAGATGCTATCTTCCAATTATTTGTTGGTAGAGCCACATTTGTGTCTTTATATCCAAAACCTGCTAACCCTTGTATTGTGGTTACACTTCCAATATCAGGTGTAGTTACTGTTGCAGCAGATATTTTACGTATACGATATAAATCTCCTATAATAAGATTACCACTTGGATCCAAAGTTAAACCAGTTATATCGATGAAAGCTGCGCCTGCACCATCACCATCCATAAACTCCATGACGCCACTACCAGCAAGTAGACGCGTTTTTATACCACCATCAGTCTCTTGTAATATGCGGATACGATAGTTGTTAACATCGGCAATGAGGAGTTGGTTCCCATTAGGATTAATAGAATCCTTGTCAGGATGAATAACTATAGACACAGGACCCGAATATCGTGAATTCGGATGGAAATCATTTAGATATTCTGAAGTAGCACCCCCACCAATGGTAGTGACAATACAACTTAATGGATCATATGAATATGAACTCGTTAATTCTATTTTACGTATTCTGTTATTGCTCCTATCAGTGACATATACAAACAATCCATCTGCGCTAATAGCTACGCCTGAAGGCTGATTGAATAAGGCGTCTAGTCCAAAATCATCTTGAAAACCAGTAAGAAATCCACCTGCAAAAGTTTTTACATTTCCACTAGAAAATTCTATAACACGAATACTGCTATTACCTCTGTCGGCAACAATAATATTAGCTGAAGAATCCAATGTAATTCCATATGGAGAACTAAAACTAGCAGTTGCTATAGTCTGTATAGTACCAGCGCCTCCCCCCCCTGTATTTCCATCACCAGCAACGGTTGTTACATTCCCACTTGTGTCTATTTTACGTATCCTATGATTACTAGTATCAGAGACGTATAGGGACCCATCAGGATGCGCTACCATTCCGAAGATACCATGGAATAAGGCATCTGTGCCAGGTCCATCTGCAAATCCGATCGTGCCCACAGTACCTGCAAGTGTAGATACGACACCATTTGAAGCTATTTTTCGAACACATGCACGGTCTGCTACAAATAAGATACCAGTGTTGCCTGATGCAAGAGATAATATCTCTTCAAAAACGGCATCTCGATCACCGACTGTATATGTTGAAGAAAGTCCAAGAGAATTTTGAAGGATAACATTGCCATCATTAGGATCAGGACTAGCAGCCTCGGCACCAGATTGACTAGAAAAATAATAAATAGGTTGAACAGGAGTAGGAAGACCAACAGGTTCGGCAAATTCGTTCATGGGGCCCAGTAATAATCTAGGCATTGACCCAGTATTCATTGTCTCATGAAGAATACCTTCACTGAAAACAAACCCTTGATTTTTCTGAATAGGGAATGCCATATCATCTAGAACAAACTCTCCTGAGCTATCAGTCAAGTAGACTAGGTAGGTATTCGTAAAATCACTCGCACCTTGATCTGCATGACGAATAGTGTCACCCTTTATCCATCTCATGGGTATTTCCGTAACACTTGATAAGTCGAGGCCGAGGCGCGTGGAAAGAGTAGATTTCAGGCCTTCCGTAAGGGTGATTTTGAAATAAACTGAGCCGCTATTCTCAAAGACAGCCAATTTCTCCTTTGCCAAAAGGACATCCGGAATAGATTGTATGTAATCCAGGTCTTCTGGAGACAAACACTCATGGAGGTGAAGCATTTCTATATCTAGTTGATAATTTGCTTTAAACAATAAGTAAAATACGAATTTAATAAAATCTCAGATTTTATTTCCAATCAGAGTTTTTAGCAATCGGCGATTTCTAAAAACCTGTGATTTTAATAAGAATTGAAAAATCTAGATACCGAGACGTTTCTTACCCCAGGCAATTGTCTTCTTCAATTTCTGTTGACCCATTGGCTGTGAATATCCGCGAACGTCAAAGAGGCTGCCATTAAATAGTTCGGGTTTATTTTCAAATTGAGATGATCCAGTCATCCAGTTATTCTTACCAAAATAGTTATTTTTCGTTATAGCAACCTGAGGCATATGTGTTCCGTCTTTCTCAGCCATCTTAATTCCATCAATCCATATTTGTAATGCAGGTCTTACTGCGTCACTGGAAGCCGTAGTAATACAGCAATGTGTCCACATGTTTAGTTTGAACGCCTTCAGAACGTTTACGTGTTCCATACGAAGTTCTCCATTCCAGACTTCCCAAATTAAGGTAGCTGTATCGGGTGCCTTTTTAGTTGCCTTTGCTTTCTGTTTTTCATTAAAAGGTTTAAAATGAGGTAAATCTCTAGATTTCACAGTGCTCTCGCAAATATACTCGTCTACGTTTGCGGTAGACAACATGAGTTTCTGTGGTGTCATATCAGGAACAGGTTGTGGTCCAGACTGTCCAACAGGCAAAACATTATTCAAGTCAGATGCCTCACACGCACTCTTTCTAATAGTGGCACCTTCGTCCATAGAGGGGTCACCGCGACCTACAATGCCTACAAATACATTATCCTTTCCTGCACCATTACCAAAGTCTATAATGTGAGCATTATTTGTGAATTCGTTGAATTTCACCCAGAAACTAATACATTTCATTGTAGGCAGTGTAATCTTAGAACCAAAAGACATATCGGGTGAATCGCCCAAACGGATAAATTGGTTAATCCCGTTGAATTTTAGACCATCTGTTACTTGAACACGGTCATCTAAATTTGTCTTATCCTGCTTACCACCTTCTAGAAGTTGTATAGGCATGATTTTCACATTTACTTCGTCGATTGTCATACCGCCACTTGTATATGTAGTTAAGTTCTCAGCGTAATCTTTCAGGTCATCAATGAAGCGGAACCAGAACATGATACCCTCGTAAAATAAAAGAACATCGCTTATATCTTGTGGTGGCTCAGTATCTATGAATTGTTTGGTATCAAAGGTCGTAGTTAATGCTCTATAA